CACATGGGTGTATTTGTGCCATAATAGGTTTTAGTAGCTGTGTAGCCATACCATCACCAAAGTTACTCTCAATAACTACATAGTTAACATCTTGTTTCTTCGCAATGTTAGCCAATCTAGCCATAGTATCTTCTGAGTAACCACCATCTAATGCTCCGATAGCAGTCAGGTATAACACACCGTGTAACATCTTTAATACGCAGTATGCTGTTTTGTCTTCTCCTCTTCCAGAGGGGTCTATAGACATCACAGAGCCCTCAAATTGCGTGAACTCAGGACTTGTGTACATAGGAGCCACATAGTAATCTCCTTTAAGCCCAACGTTAGGTATTTCAGGGTCTAAAGCCTTAATTTGCTCTACTCCTGATGCCCATTGTACTTTAGCTGGAGCTTCTTTCCACGTTGATGAGCCAGATAATACAATTAAGTCATTCAACTTAAGCGGGTATCTGTTAGCATCAGACATGGTTGTGTCCAACATAAACTGTAAGTTAAACCCAGAACGGCCATAAGATGACATACGTTCTAGTAAGTCCACCTCATCAAACCTTTTAGGGTCTGTAGGTTTACCTACTTTGTCTGTTACATTAGCAATCATAGGAGCTATCTTGTGTCCATAGCCTGTAAGTTGCTCTTTAGTTGGATATAAAGCTGTCCATATCTTAGTCTTATAACCACGTTCTTCTAAATCATTGTATAATGACATCTCAGTTTGTGGTGTACCAAGAAATATAATTCTTCCTACGTTAGGTTTAATGATTGCATCAAATTCTTTTACAGTCTCACCTAATCTATCACGCATAAGCTGCGTTTGTGAGTTATTAGCTGACTCTACGTCATCTGCAATAATTAAATCTGCACGTGAACCTGTTAATTGTCCAGTAATACCCATAGACTTAACTGATGGTGCATGACTGGCTGTAGCTGGAGCTACGTCAAAGCTAACCTTTGAACTTCTTTGATTATCTCTAGGGACAAGATGTTTTAGCAAAGGCATCTCACCTATCAGTCTTTGTGTGAATGTACTAAAGTCATCCGCCCTAGATTTTGAAGCTGATACCACAAGTATGTTACGTTGTGGATTTAATAATAATTGATGACATACAAATGCAGATGTAATCCATGACTTACCGACACCCCTAAAGGCCTCTATCACAAGTCTCTTTTCGTCTGACTGTAAGTAATCAGCAATATCGTATTGTACAGGTGTTGGCTCTGGTAAGTTTAAGTGTTTCCAACACAGATACAAAAAATTCTTAAAGTTTTTTATTTTACTATTCATCAGTGTCAAATGGAACATCATCTAAGATGTTATCAGGTTTCTTTTGTAAACTATCTGTACTATATGTTTTACACACATCTAAACAGACTTTCATTTCTGATGCTGTTAGATTATCACCTGATTTTAACTTTGCGTATGCATGTGTAACTAATAATTGTGGTAATTCTTTAATAATCTTGTCTAAATCAGATTGTTTATTACAATCACATGAAGTATATTCACTTCCAGATGCACCACAGTTACCGCATTTCTTCTCAGTCATTTCTATTGGTCTATTATCCACGCCCTTGTCCTCTATATTTCTTATAAGTCTTTGATTTATTTGGTGTTTTTGTGTGTCTGCCTTTACGTTTTCTTCTGTTTATCTCTCTTATTTCAGAAGTTCCTATACCTGTTTTCTTTTTTGCCATTATAAAATTTGTCTAAAAGGGTTTGCTTCAATATCATCTACATTGAAACGTATTTTTTTATATAATTTTTTAATAAATTTAATCATTAGTTATACCAGTTAATCATTGCTCTAATACCCACAAGTACATACATTAATTCCATGCATGTTCTTGCAACATCTTTATCTTTATATCCTACATACACCCATATAAAACAAGATATTAAACTAATACCCCAACCATATATTTGTGTTTCTGGGTTAGCATCAGATAAAATAAATACACCTACAAATGCTATGATAAATCCTAGCCATCTAATGCCTGTTAAATCTTTATAAAATCTAATTTTCATTTCCACTCACATTCTTCAGTTTCATTGTTATAATCATATTCTTGAAATGAGCCTGCGTTTATCATTTAAATTTATTATTTATATAATTATAAATTCTTCCAACATCTCTATTGATACCTAATAGTTCACCTTTAAACATGGAGCTATCTTCTTTTAAATCTACAATAGACACCAGTGTCCATGTGGATAGACCAATTAATATAGTGCCTAAAAAACCTAAAATTAATTTAATATCTATTTTCATGTTTAGTCCTTATTATCATAATAACCATACATGTTTTCTAAAGCATTATTATCAGGTTGTAATATATTTTTTTTAACTCTAGGTCTGCTTTGTCTTTGTTTATATGAATACACAGATAAAGCTTTTTTATGTTTTGTTGCTGTTTGCTCTGCAATAAGTTTTTTAAAGTCTTTACTGTCCATAATTATTTTCTCTTAATCAAATCAGTTGCTTTTAAACCATACACACTAGCTATAACGCCTACAAATATAGTTTGATACCAAAAGGGAAGCTGTGAGAAATACTCAAAAAACAACTTCATTTTATCCATAGCTGTAGGGTCTTCGCTGAATACTGCCCATGCAAGTAAACCTATGGGTAAACTCAACAGTATAAGTATAAATTCGTCTTTCCAGTCACTTTGTCTGGCCTCTAATAGTTTACCTTGATACTCAGCCTCACCATTAGCCATCTTCTCAGCGTGACGCATTTGTGCATCCGCCATTAACATCTTAGTTTTTTGTCTGTTTTTATAAATATGGCTGCCTGCTTGAAACGCTAATTTAATTGCTGATAACCACATATTATGCTCCGTTATATTTAGGTGGTTTACAAGTTAATATTACTTTTAAATTTCTTGTTTCTAAATCTTGATTAATTAGGTCAACCATTTGTTTACCTATATCTCTACAATCTTCTAATGTCTTGTATTCCCCACCAGTTTCTCCTGCTTTAAAACACAAATCAAATTGACCGTTGTTTATTGCTAAGATGCAGACTGTGCCTATTAATTTAAACATTATTTACCTACCATTAAATTGTAAGCACCACCAACAATAGACCCTAATAAAATCAACACCCATACAGCACCTTTACCAAAAGCTACTGTTTTAGTTAAAGATTGAACTTCTGTGCGTAATTCTTTTACTTCTTTGCAAAGCTGCTCTATCTTGTAATCGGTTGTTGATTTGTCAGTCATTATTAGTTATCTTTTTTTATATTATTAAATACATCATTGTAAAAATCTTTCCAGAAATTTACAACTTTTTCATTAAACTGTACAACGTTTTGTTTTACTGCATTGTAATTTAATGGGTCAAATGTATTGAACCAGTTATTATTAAACATAGTTTTTCTCCTTATGGTTTAGTTGGGAATACTACAGCATTAACATCTTCTACTGTAGTTAATCCATTAGTTATATCTCTTAACGCCTGTCTGTAATTAGACATTTCTTGTGATAAAGTCTGGTCAGATAACGCAAGGTAATCTGTAGCTGCAAGTAGTCTATCTCTTTTAGACCTTAATTCAGCCATAGCTCTGTCAAATGCACCAGCGTTCCATGCTGTTTCTTCAGCGGTTCTTGCTGCAATTTCCTCTGCTGTAAGTTCTACTTGTTGTCCATTTACTATTTTATGTGACATAATTTACTCCTTTATATTATTTTAGTCCTATGAGCAATACTCATTTGACCAATTAAAACTCACTTTTAATTGAGTCCAAACATCAATATCTTACCATCATCTATGTTTCCGCTAGAAAATTGGAACTTAATATTTGTAAGTGGCGAAACTGAATTAAAATACCCAGCAGTAAAATCATCTCTTGCAGCATCATTTTCTTGAATATCTGAAAATCTTGATATAAAATGCTTAACATAAACCGAACTTGCTGGATTAAAAATTTGTAGTATTCCACTAGTATTTTGGTCATTATCAGAACCCACTTCTCTTACTAATTGTTTAAAACTTGTGCTTTGTGCTAAATCCTGTGCAGTAGTATAACCAAGTCCATTAAAAGTATCATTTTCTCCATGATAAGCTGCAAATGCTGTTGATGTTATTGTAACACCATAACTACTACCATTATCCGTACTAGCTTGAAAAGTCCATCTAGCAGCATCAACACTTGGGTGCATATTCACAAAGAAAAACTTGTACTCCTTATATGAACCTAAATCAAACTCTATACTAGCTGATGAAGAAGCTGTGGCACTAGAGATAAATACCATATCACCTAGACTAGCTGAACCTTCAAAACTTGTAAGGTTATCCAATGCGTTATTTTTTAATTTAATCAAACTCATGCTGAAATCCCATACATTTTAATTGTTCCATCAAAATTTCCAGATTCCATTTTAAATTGTATAGCATTTATAGCTGAAGTAGTGTTAGCATAACCAGCTACATAATTGTTTACACTATAATTTGAAGCATCATATCCATTACTTACTGAAATGAAATGTTTAACG